CACCATCTTTCATGCCTTTAGCAGTCTTGATAGCTATTGCGACGGCTTGTTTTTGTGGTCGCCCTTCTTTCTTTAGCATCTTGATGTTATCGCTGACGGCTTTCTGGCTTTTACCTTTTTTTAACGGCATTTTTTACCCCTGGGTTATGAACTTTTCTTCGGTCTGCCTCGCTTCTTAGGCGCTGCTTTCTTCGCTGCTTTTGGTTTAGCTTCAACCTCTGGCTCTGGCTCCGGCTCTGATTCTGGCGCTGGCTCTGGCTGAGAAACCACTGGCGCTTCTTCACCGGCTATCCTTGCTTGTTTAGCAGCGATCCTTGCATCACTCGCGGCTTTTCTTTCTTCTTCTGCTTGCTCCGCTGCTTCAG